GTGAAAGGGAAAATAGTATATATTGTAATAAATGAATGAAAATGAATCTCTGTCTCCGATGGTCCAGCTTGCGCGGTTGTCTTGTGATAGAGCTCCTAGAATGGAAAAATTTGTCATACTGCCGGTTCAGAAATATGAGCAACTGTCTTCTGATGTTCCATCTTGTGATTTAAGTATTTCTCTCAGACAAGATGGTGATTTTGATCTCCTCATAGAGAACCCTGAGAATTTTGGTGTCAGTGGTTCAAGTTTATCTACTAAGGAAAGAGGCTTCAGCTACAAAATAAAGTACAATGATTTTCATAAGACACGTCACGAGTGTGTTTTGTTTCCTTTGACTGGTAAGTTCTTTGAATCAGATCAGGAGATCTACACTTCTTTTGGTTTTAGAGAATTTGATGGAGGTGACAATAAGACCCCTGATTTCATCTACAAAGATGAAGAAAATAAGCGGTTTTATGTAGTAGAGATGAAGACAAGATATGGAGGCGATTTGGAATCTGTATACTCTGAAGCAATAAGCCTTTACTCTTACTATCTTGAAAGAAGATCCAAAAGGCTGATTAATTATCAGATATATTATTTCGTGATTATAGTGAGTCAAAAGAACATTGTCACCAACCTAGATTTAACGACAGAACTAGGTCAACAAATAAGATATGCTTGCAGAGCTCATTTCATACTAGGAGAGCAAATCTGGGAATTAGGGAAACAAAATGGTTACAATGATGTTACTAGTGAGGAGAAGAGAGTCTCTGAAGTAAGTTTAAATAGCGCAATAAATTCTGCAGCATCAGACACAGATTTACCTAATGAGATAAACTATGAAAAACCTTTCATCACAAAATCAATGTTGAACGTTTGGGATTCCTTTTACGTAAGTCAGGAAGAAGAGACAAGCTACATGAGCAAGCTCTATTCTATGGCATCAAAAGATGTCGAAAAGGAACTTTCAATGAGCGAAGAAACCTTAGCTTTGAAGAAGTTAATAGAGTTTAGGAAAGGTTTTGAGTCTACTAAAGAGTATCCTAGAAAACAAGACATGAAGAGTCCTATTCGACTACCTTTGATGATTCCACTTGTTAAACCTAGAGTAAATTCTTACGAGATGAATCCTAATATGTTTCCTCAGTCGATTTCTATTGAAGGTGTGGATGTCATCGTTGGAGGAGCAAATGAGCCAGCAATGGATCATGAGGATATCGATAATGCTTCGGCAACAGCCAGATTATACAAAGAAGCTGCCAGAGCTTACACTCACAATCCACAATTTCAAGAATCATCTGCTAAAGATCTTTTAGAAAGTGCGTTCAGAGCAAGTGATCTAATGAATGATGAAAGATTAAAGAGGAAAAGAAACCGATTCAAGGTTCGATTAACAGAAGAAGACAAAAGAGAGCTGGCTGAACAAGGCGTGGGCTCTAAGAAGTTTAAGGATGATGTTTTGCTTTCTGATAAATACAAACTGTCTAAACAATCTTATCTTTGGGAAACAAACACGAATGACATATCAGTCTTTGTGAATGAAACAATATTTTCTCTCCTTAAAGAATCTGACGTGCCTTTCTTGAATTCATGGGAAAGAATAAAACCACTGTACATAGCTTCTATGAGAACTTATTTTAAGGACGGCTTGCCAATCAGAGATGAAGCAATGGAAGACATTCTTATGTTTTTGAAGACAAAGCTTGGTTCTGCTTTAAGCATGATGGCAAGTGCATTAGAAGAGTTGAATTTGTCTGTTAGCCAACCTACTTCTCCTAATGAGTTTATATTTAAAAGAGTAATGGGCACAAACATACATATGATAATTCACACAACTGGAGCCTCTAACCACATATTTTACTCTTTTGCATTTAAGAAGGGTGAGAGTCATTCAATAGGTAGACCTTTTGAAAGAACTTATGATATAGGAGATTGGGTATGTACAGAGTTCTCGAGTTTTAATAGGCATAGGTTATCTCACTTGATCTACATGCAGTGTAGGTCTGCATCCATATTGGCTTTATGGTGTGAATTATATAAGGTGAGGATGAGAGATGTTTTAACCGAACCATTAAAGCATCAAGATCTGATAAAGACCTTCGCAACGTCTTTTCTGATATATATGGAGGATAAGGCCAAAACATCAGAAAACTTGCAGAACATCAGGTATATGTATATGGAAGTGATAAAAACAGGGCCTACTCCAAGAGATGTATACAAGATGCTAACTAAAATGGATAACAAGGTTAGATCGAGACTATTATTATGGATTTATCATAGGTTGATAGAGAGTTTTGAGAAAATGATTGAGAACCCTCCGAAGTCTATTTCACTAGGCGTATTATCAAGCAAAGATAATGATGAAGATGACGATGAATTAGAGGAGAAAATAAATCCTGCAAAATCAACAAGCGGTGACAATTTCTCTGGACTCTTGAACTGGATAACGGGTGAGGAGATAAAGCATTTTGAGATAGCTCTTAATTTGTCATATTTGGGTGTTTTACATAACAAAGATGAATCTGAAGAGAATCAAGCCAACCACCAGATTTTGAGGAAGATAGTTGACTTAGAAATAAAAATGAGAGACGCCGACGTAACATACATGGGATACAAAACGAAGGAGAAACTGGAAGATTATAAAACACATGAGTTTGATTACAAATTTGCTTTGATTTGTGGCAACACTGTAAAAACCTATTTAGAAAAGAAATACAACGGGTTGAAAGGGTGGCACAGTCATTTGCTAGCCAAGATCTCTAGATGGAACTTTAAGAAAACCTCGGACATGTTAGCCACTTTTAAGAGCAGTTTCAAGATTCCGAATAATCCTAATTATGATCCGGATGATAGAGAATCTCATAGGCAGCGAGTGCTAGAAGGCATCTATGAACTTTTGTTAGAACACAAACTAACAGAGAGACCTATAGAGTGCATAAACATTTTGTTAAAGATTGTCATGGAACAAGGAGGGATTAGAGCTAATTTGTTCAAGAAAGCGCAAATAGGAGGAGTTAGAGAGATATTTGTTTTGGACATAGTTTCTAGATTGGTTGTCTTTTTCTCTGAATCAGTTATTAGAATGATTAATGAAGAACTTCCGTGCGAGATGTTGACGAAAGGTACTCAAAAATTGACAAGACAAATATCACATGAGAAAGAAGTGGAAGATCTGCTGTATGAGCTAAGAGGATCTGAAAGAGTAACGAATAAAGATTCTCTTGATTGCAAACAATGGGCTCAACAGTTTGTCATGCCTTACTTTGCTTGTATTTCCATGCCTGTTCTTCCAAAACAGTTGTTTAAGATATTGTGTCTCATATTGAATGAAAATACAAAGAAACTTTTAGAAATTCCTCACAGTTTGATGAAAGACTGGTACAATCACCCAGAGATCAATAGTTCTGATCCTAATATGAATGAATTTAGAGATCAATGGTTTGGAAATAGTGAGCATGGTGATTTGGTGAGCAAATATCAAAGATGGCTCCATAATGAAAGCAACATGATGCAAGGAATTAATCATAATTTTTCTTCTTTTGGTCACGCAGCAATGAAGATGACTTTAGAAAAATTTAATTCTAGGATGTTTAACCAGCTCCTCAAAATGAAGATACTGCCATCAGGATCAAGATTAGTTCAAACATCACTGGAATCTTCTGATGATTCTAGCGATATAAGGACCATAGTTCTAAATTTATCAGAGGTCGAGGAGTCTTTAAAGTTGAAGATGAAAAGAAGAGCAACTTTGCTATTGTGCAAATTCTCTGCTCTAAACAAAGTGACTTACCCGATACTCTGCATGTTGTTATCAGATTATAAGAGTACTCACAAGAATTTTAATATGGTTATTGAATTCAACTCTTCATGGACTGTTGGCAATACCATGATGGCTCCTTTGATAAAGTTTGTCTTTGCCGCAGTTGACAATAAAACAATAACGAGATTAGATCAAAGACAAAATGTCATGTCTGATTTAAGGCGACAGATGTTGGAAAACGGGAGTTCTTTAATGTTGTCTCGAACGGTAGAGGTTCTTCAAATGATGTTACATTATGCTTCTTTAGGATGCAATGTAAATAGATTGTTTGATTCCTATTCTACAATGGTCTCACTAAAGCCTCACCCTGCATTTGGGTTCTTCGTGTTAGATCATCCGAGATTATCAGGACTATTAGGTTATGATTTCACTCATTATTGTTCTGTTAAGTTAAATTATGAAGTTAGGAAAGTTGAAGCTAGTTTGTATAGTAAAGAAGGCATGCAATTTTCTGAGACAGGCAAACCAACAGTTTCTCTTTCGTTGTTATTAGGAGATGCAAAGAATTACAAAACATTTCTCAAGAGACTAGAGACAAAATCATTAATTGGAGGTTTGACTCACAAATTTGGCTTGAGTTTCCAAGACTGGAGAGATTATGGAGAGACAAATCCATCAGTCTTATATGATTACCCGACAACGGTCAAAGACATATTATTTAACATTATAAAGAAAGCAAAATCTCCTTCCACTCATGAATCTTTTTCTTTTCAGACAACTTCCAAACTGCAAGCTGCTAGTGTTTACATACTAGGTAGAGCAGCTGTCACTGTTGCACAACACACTTCAGAACAAATTGATAAGATGAAATTTTCTTTGTTGGAGTACATTAAGTCATTTGATTCAAACACAGAAATGAAAGATGAATGGATAGAACTAATATTTCCAAGCTATGAATTGTATGATTTAATTATTGCAGAATTTGATATGCTATCAAAATTGGCTGCAATTATACCTAAAAGAATAAGGCCTAAAACACCTGTTAGTTTAACCATTCCTAGAATGCAGACTCAATGCACAGTTAGTTTGAAAGATTGTGTCATGCAAAAATGGTTTCATAAAAATCCCCCAAGTGCAACTAAGGTCATGGTTGATGCATCTTGGGTCAGATACTCCAACATGATTCCTTGGTTAACAGATGATTACTCGACGACTCTAGCAAGCTGCCCCTTCCAAGATGCCGTTGCGTTATCAGATTATATAAAGAGCCTAACACCATCTATCAAGACATTAAAAGTGTTAGGACCCGTAAGGCAAATAGCTTCCTTCGTTGACAATATTCTGAACATAGCTAGAAGATGCTTCTCGTCTGGAGAGATCCTAGCAAAGACATCGTCAGCAAGGACTCACATTGATAGAACAAAGGAGATTTCAAAGCTAGTAACAAATTTATCATTGGTTCTTACAACACCCATCAATTCACCTTCCGAGCGTTTGTCTTATGTGTCTGAAGTCATGATTAATCATGATAAAATCTTATCCGACGACTCTACAAAAGCAGCTATTCAGATGGCTAGTTTGTCAAAAACTGACATAAACACAGGAGTTTTCCAAGCTTATTTCAATGTTGTGAAAGAAGTTAATAGGATCAAGGAAAGTCGGAAGTACACTGCGGAAAAGAAGCGCTCAAAATTGGATAAGAAGATTACTGTCATTGGGGACCTTTTAAATTTGGCAAAAAGGGGTGCATATGGCTACTTCTCAACTCCTCAAATCAAGGACAAGGATGGAAGATGGTTTGGCCAAGGCCGGTTTTCTTTTGTAGTGGATGGAATGCCTTTTGAGCTTTACTTAGCAGATAACGACATAATTCGTGTAATTGCCACTTCAGAAAAGTCTTTAAGATCATCAATAAATGGTTTTAAACAAATTGTCAAAGAGAATGGTTTCAATTACAGACTGAAATCAGGTAATGACTGGCTGATGACAAAGAGAATCAACTCTTGGCTAGACTATGACATGTACAGAGTGACAAATAAACAAGAATATGATAAAATGGTTCCTGTTTCTATTGAGAACAATCTTAAACCTGTTGAATTCATATTTGATAAATCTAGCATTTTGGTGACGGAAGAAGGCAGTATGAAGTTAAGATACTTAGTAAAAAGGAATGCAATGGGATCAATGGACAGTGATTACGTCACAATATTGCATTTCGATCCATCTTCATGGAGATTTTCCACAGAGCTAGTCAGTCCGGTTAACAATGGTAAGAAAACAATTATACAAGTGGCTTGGGAGAGTTGGAAGTCAATGAACGTTAATGATGTCAATAGACTGCATTTGAGCATGACTGATAGGATAATGTCGCCTAAAACGTCTAGTGAGGATAGAATTAAAGCACTTAAAACCAAAGAATGGTTAAAGCGAACCCTCTGTTATCGAGTTTCAGGGTTACTTGGTCCAAACACTCTTTTTAGTAATAAAGTGGACTCCAATGAAGTGGATACACTTTTCTCTGAAGCTGAAATAGATGTATCAGAGTTTATGAATTTTGATGAGAATGACGATGATAACGGAGAGGCATTTGATAAGTTGATAAGTGGTGTTTTGGAGGAACAACAAGAGGAAATGGAAGATGAGAAACTAAACTGGGCTGATGATCAATCTGTTTCGTCCAGTAGTTCTAGTAAAGCAGACGATGATTTCGTTAAGTTAACTGTAGAAACTCAAATGGAGTCAACTCTGAATGATGAACAACTAGAGGAAATGATAAGGAGTCAGAATGAGCTAGATGTTACCACCTTAGATCCTTCTAGGCGTAGAGAAAAGATAGAAAAAGTTCATCCTTTCTGGAGAGCATGTATAGAATTAGTACTTCAAGAGCACTCTGACTCTGATTTCTTAAAAGAATTGGTTCTCGGGAATTACAAAGTTGAAGCAATAAGAGGAGAGATGTCCAACATTTTTGCTTGGATAGTAGACAATGATGGAAAACCTCTGAGGAAAACCACCAAAAGAACTCTAACAACTGAGCAAATGGAAGAGACTTCCAAAGATGACGACACACCACTGTTTTGAAGAGAAGAGCACAAAGCACTCATGGGGTAGGCAGTTTTGAGATGCATTGTTGTTTATACTTTTATTTAAATTATTTCCCTA